CAATTTTAATGAAAGACTTATTTGCTAAACTGCTGTTTAGCGTACTTATCGCCCCGGTGCATGTACCATTCCCAATCGCAGAGATATCTGTCGTACCAAACATTTTATAAAGATACCGCACATTTTTGAACATCTGCGACATCTTTGCAAAAATTGAATAGTGCTTTTCTCCACTTGATAATTTGGATACGCTTGTCCATGCCGACGCTAATCCATCTGCCACATCATCACTTTTAAAAGTCACGATATTTTCTAAGGTATCCATTTTTTCGACTGATTTCCTTACTTCAAATAATGTTTCTACAGATTCTATAGATAACCCATTGATCTTAACCCTATAAAGAAGGAAATCATCTTTAATGTCTCCAGCAATAATATCTCCAACAGTATATTTTGGATCAATATAATTGTCGCCGCTGGTTCCCTTAATCACATTCATAATAGCGGTTTCAATTCCTGTTCCAAGATTCTTTTCATAAGTGATAGCAATCAAATCACATCGTTTCACGCCCTGTAGTCCATTATCAATGATCAACTCTTCATAATCATGAATTGCTAATTCAATTTTTCTTCCCTGATCGACCGCATATCCGCTCTTAATTCTAATCTGGTTGTTGCTGATAAGCTCATATGCAAATTTCTCTGCAATATCTAAAACATATCTTCCGTTTCCTAATACTGCTGCATTTACCGCCCCATCCCCGGCTGATGTAATATGGGATTTTCCAGCATATCCAGTGATCAAATTTGTGCTCATGTTATTATCCCCCTGTCTTGTATTCCACGGTTTCAACGTGATCTTTTATTTTTACAATCTTTTTTGTGATCGGTTGATAGACACTGATGCCTGTCTGATTCTCTGTCGTACCGATAATATCATTGATATCATAGCTCTGCGTCGCATCAAGTTGTATACTGATCGAATCGCTTGCGTTTAATTCCTTGAGCCTTTCTATCCCATTCGCTACCAGATCAGCATAATTATCAATGCGCTGTTCATAATAAGTATTACTCTTCCACTCAGGTATCTGTTCCACATTCTTGTTCAAGCGGTAATATTTGTCTTTCTGCCATTGCGGTATCGATTCTGCAGACTGCTGCTGGTAATACATTCCGCTTTTCCATGCCGGCGCAACGATCGACGTTACCTCCGTGTAATAGGTATTCTTTTTCCACGTCGGAGCAACCTGATATGAAGTCTTTGTGTAATAAGTTCCGGTTCTCCACTTAGGTGCTTTTTCTAATGAAAGATTTTCATAAATATATGACTGGACCTCCTTTTTCAGATATTTACGAACAAACGTCCTGCTTTTTATTTCTTCCTGTGGTCGAGAATATGACAGGATTTTCTTCTCCCATTTCTTCGATCCCGTATTAAATACCTTTTCTGTGTAATAATATATATAAACCGGCTCTTTATAAAAGTAAGATTTATACTTTGTTTTCCAGTCGGACGGCTGAATTGTCTGCAACTGATATTTATATTTTGTAACACCACTTACACTTTTATATTCAATCGTGACCCCGTCTGAATAATAGTACTTGTAATCTCCATAATTTTTCTTCCAGTCTTTTGGCTGCGATTTCTGTATTTTATAATCTGTTTTTTCTGCACCGCTTACACTCTTATATTTAGTACCGCTTTTATAATAGTAATTTTTATAATAGCTCGCCCAGTCAGCCGGCTGCGACGTTAACGGCTGAAACACATCCGTGTACTCCTGACTCAACTGCTTGTAGCTGGTTCCGTCTTTACAATAATAATTCGGATATGCAAAGGACCAGTCCCACGGCTCGCCAACCAGTAATTCATAAACATCTGCATAATGACGTTCCAGTTTCTTGAAATCATCCCCATTTTTTTCATAATAATCCGGGTATAACTTATCCCAGTTTGCTGGAGCGGTTTTTAACAGAATATAATTAAATACATCCTGTGCATTGCTGTAATCATATACTTCTGATACTTCGTCAATACCTTCCATTACCTGTTTTGACTTATTCAGGATGTAATCTGCATTACTCAATGGATCATCTGTCATTGTATATGGCTGCAAGCCTTTATTTTCATCCGTAAACAGATGGATAACATGACGTTCTTTCAGATTTCCACCTCCAAGGCATATCAAATGATTCACGGGTCTCAGATCCTTGGTAATTGAAAAACTGAGCTGACTGGAATCCCATTCTTCATCGTTGCTATAATCGTAAAGCGGTATTGCTTCAAGGATTACTTTACCGCTTTTATGTGTGATCTGTAATTTTCCATCATTAGCCAGCAGCATCTTTAAAATACCTGTGTACGCCGGAGTGTATCTATCAAACTGGTATAAAATATTAATAGACGACTCCACCGATGATGCGGTAAACAGATCATCCAGACTAAGGTCTGCAATCAGCTCTTTTAAGATACTGTTTGCCTCTCCTGATACAATTTTATAATCCTGTCCCTCCGGCGGCTCTATCACTTTCTTTTCAATGATTCCATGCCATGACCGGCCTGTATAAATAACAGTCCCTGCGCTTGTATCAATTTCAATTTTATCAACGATTCCACCATACTCTGTATCTTCAATGTAAATATAATATCCGGCTTTGCAGCAATGCGAGGAAACATCTAAAGTGAGCTCAAAATCGTTTTCGTCACTTCCGAATGCAATGTCAAATTCATATTCCGGTATGACTCCGATTTCAATTTTATTTTCGTCTGCATAGATCAGATCCATTTGGGTTCCCCCCTCTCAGATAAAAGGTTCAGATCAAATCCAAAACCTCCACTCCATGATACATTCAAAATACCGATTGGAATTTTTTCAAAAATATAAAAATCTCTGCCCCTTACATTAAACAGGTTCACATGCTCACCGTTATTTTTTACTTTGTACACCTTTTTTGATACCGAATTAATAACGATATATTCTCCGGTTATCAGTGATGTATTTACTTCATAGGTATGCTCTCCGACACTTACAGCCGGATTTTCACAGCTTCCATATATAGTCATTTCAAAATCCGATGCCGCGTAATTGTCATTTACGATTTTCTGATTCACGAGATCATTTGAATAGTCGAATGGATAATCATACGGGTAATCCAATCCATCTGATCTGAAATTATCACTCGTTACTTTTGTGAATGTTTTTTTACTTTCCAGGATCCAGAACCCTTTTTCTGCCACAAGTGATAATGACAATGTTGACTGCTTGACATTAAGGTATTTATCTGATTTTTTGCTTTGTACAAAATAGCATTGCAAATAACACTTTCCGACATAGAGTCTGCCGCTTTTCATATTGATCACATCTGTATCAATTACCTCCAGCAAGGCTTCTAAATTTTTTAGATAATCTTCTTTTGTATTTCCTGTAACAATTACACTGATATCCTTTGACACCATGTTTTTTTGTACCTGGGTAATTCTGGGACTACTCGACCCCTGCGATGAATAGTCCCATGCATAATCAAACAGATTTGTTGATGCAAGCATTTTGTACGGCTCACGATCTAAATATATAATTTTCCCGGAGCTGTTTTTATAATATATCTCCATCAACTTACTACCTCCCTGATTACACGTCCGAAATCTCTGTTATTAACCTTTACAGTCAATCCCGATTTGCCAAGTGCATATGCAAAAGCATCTGCCATACCCTTATAATCGACACGAGATACGCCGTTTGTTCCGCCTGCAGAGTATCTGTGATTGATCGTCATAACTCCGGCATTCATCTTCATGCTCTTGTTTAATGTGTCATACGGGTTATAATCTTCCAGTGGTTCATCTATACCGGCAACGCACATTTCTCCGATCCATTTGAATTTTTTAGATGGCGAATGGATATCAAGAGCCGCTTTTGCACCCTCGAATAAGCTATTTGCTAACTCATTTACCTTATCCCCTAGCCATTTCCAGCCACCGCTGATTCCCTTCCAGATACCGTCTACGATATTTTTTCCAATCGTCTGCATCTGATCCGGCAGGGATTTTACACCATCAATTAACTTATCAACAAATCCTTTGCCTGCTTCCACAGCCTTTCTAATCATCTTTTCCTTGAACTGCATCACATTGTCAATAGTCTTTAAAAGCCACATAAGGATTCTGTTTGGTGCTGTTTTTATGAAATCAACCAGTGATTTAACAAAATTCAGTCCTGCTTCTTTTCCTTTTTTAATCAGATTCGAACCAAACTCTGATACTTTTGAAATGGCATTAGCTAACCATTTCCATGCTTTTCCCGGAAGCTCTGCAAAAAACTTTATAACACTGTCAACGAATTTAGGCAGTTCGGTTATTGCCCAGTTTACAATGTCAATTCCAAATTTAATGATTTTTCCTATGCAGAAACCTAAACAGTACGCTATCTTATTTGGAAGCTCTGAAAAGAACTGCACAGCGCTCTCTATTGTATTCTGGACTGCTGTTGTGACTGTCTCATAGACATTCTCTCCCCATTCTGTTAATCGCTCCGGCAGTTCATTGAACCAATCAACGATACTTTGAATGAAGTTTGGAATTGTCTCTGTAAAAAATGTCACAACCGCATCAAGCGCGTTACTGGCAGCTTCTTTTATGTTCTCCCATAAGCCAATCCAAAACTCTCGGAACCAGTCGCATTTATTCCAAAGAACCACAAAAATCGCAACAAGTGCAGCTATTGCTATCACGATTAATGTTATTGGGTTTGCAGACATAACCGCATTTAAAATTCCATGCGCTTTTGACAGGCCTGCCGTTGCCAGTTCAGCAAGCGATACCTGTCCTGTAAATAATGCAACTGCTGTTTCTCCCAATGTCAACGTTCCATTTAAAGCCGCCTGTGCAATATTTGCCCCCTCCGCACTTGCTTTAAACAAGGCAATCGTTAGCTTTGCCTCTTGAAATCCTTTGACAGCAGACTGAATCGCCATTCCGGCTTTTAACCCAACAAAAGCTATCGCTGCAACTTCTGCTGCAAGAGCGATATCATCTAAATTATCAGTGATATTTTTTATCGCATCTATCACAGGATCTAGCGCCGGGCACAAATCCCCGATTCCATCAAGAATCGCATCCGCTATCTTTCCGGCGGCATCCATCAGCTCTGGTAAATTATCAATAATTCCCTGTGCCAGTTCTTTTATCAGCTGCACCGCCAGCTCGATCAGTTGTGGTGCAAACTCCGCGGCCCGCAAAGCAATATCTGCAAGAATCTGTCCAAGTGCAGAAACAAGTCCGTCCGGTCCGTTTTCTTTAAGCGCAGCTGACAGCTCATCTATGTATCCGTTTCCGACCTTAACAGCCTCTTTTAACGGTTCTTCCATCTGTTCATAGACTGCTATTCCCAGTCCTTCCAAAGCAGACTGTAAAATGGTTACACTACCTTGCAGATTATTGTTCATGGTGTCTGCCATATTTGCAGCCGCACCATCGCAATCTGCAATATAACCGCTTAATTCGTCAAAACGTTCTCCACTGTTTGCAAGAAGGGCATTGACACTCTTGAGATCTACTTTATTAAAGATCGTATTAAGAACCTGAGTCTGCTCGCCCTCCGTCATTGTGGAAAGAATATCATTCAGATCGTTGAAAACATCATTCATCGGGCGCATTTTGCCCTCTGCATCAAATACAGACAGACCAAGTTCTTCCATTTTTGCCGATGCTGTATCCGTCGGTGCTGACAGACT